ATTGCTATCAATCCATCTGTAATTGAAGCGGTTCAAGCACAAGCCGCACAGCAAATACAACAAGCTAATGCTGCAGCTGCACAGGGTGGTCAACTTAGTCCTGAACAACAAATGCTACAAATTGAATCGCAGAAACTTCAGGTTGAACAAAATAAAACTGCTGCGCAGATTGCCAAAGCACAAGCAGATGCGGCACTTAAGAATCGTGACCTTGACTTAAAAGAACAAAAGATTGTTCTGGATACGCAGGCCCAAGGTGCGCAAGAACAAATGAAAGCCTACCAGAAACAAGAAGACAGAGATGCCAAGCGTGCATTGAAAGCTATGGACGTACTGGCTGACTTGCTGAAGGCTCAAGAAAATAATGACTTGGAAGAAGCTAAAGTTTCTGCTAAACTATTAGCAGATGTAATTAAGCAACAAGGCATTGAGTAGTGTTATACGAAGAGTTAATAAAAGATATACAAAAAGAAATCGAATCTATAAAAAATTCCCTTGCGTATGGAGCCGCTTCGGATTATTCTAGATACTGTGAATCGGTGGGAACAATCGCTGGTTTAGAAAAGGCCATAGGTCTTATTAAAGATTATCTGAATAAATATATCGAAGAGGAGTAAATATGCAAGCTGCATCTAATGCTTTGAAAAATGATGAATGGATTACAGACGAGGACATCGCAGACCCTAACCCACTTCCAGGAATCCCTGGATACCATATCCTTGTTCGTCCAGTATCAGTTAAGTCAGCAACTAAGGGTGGTATCCTTTTGCCTGACTCAACCAAATCGGACATGGCTTACCTTACAACAGTTGGTCGTGTTCTAAAAGTTGGCAACCTAGCTTATAAAGACGAAAAGTTTGCCAATGGTCCTTGGTGTAAAGAAGGTGACTTTGTGTGTTACGGAAAACATACAGGGAACAAATTCTTTTACAAAGGAATAAATCTTTTGCTATTGTTTGATGACGATATCAAGATGGTAGTTGAAGATGCTAAAGACTTAGACCCTACGTTTAATCTAAGTAATTAAAAAAATTCACAGCTACTCTTGTGAATTAAACAATCATACTATATAATATTATATATCGGCGTTACTCGTCTAATTCGCCGCAGACGTTAAACAGGAGAAAATACTATGGCAGAGACTGAATGGTCTACCATCGAAGCAGGCTCACCCCCTGAACAAGAAAAGGTGGAATTTGAAATCGAAGGGCAGGAAGCCGCAGAAGCAGAAGCCCCCGAAGCGGAAGTAGAAACTAAAGCTGAAGAAGTTGAAGCACAAGTAGAAACTGAAACACCGCAAGAAGAAGCTACCCCTACAATTGAAGAAGAGCAAGAAAAAGAAACCAAGGGTGTAGAAACATCTGGCGCACAGAAACGTATTCGACAACTGGTAAAACAGAAAAAGGAACGTGAAGCTGAAATTGAAAATCTTTTGTCACAGCAAAAGGAAATGCAAACAAAGCTTCAACAAAGAGAAGAAGAATATAAAAGTCTCTTAAATAATAATGTTGAATCTAATGAGCGTCAAGTGACGGAACGACTAGAGCTTGCTCGTTCTGCGTACCGTCAAGCCGTAGAAAGCGGCGATGCCGATAATATCTTAAAAGCACAAGAATCTCTTAATACTGCTCAACAAGATAATTATCGACTGACAGAATTTCGTCAACAGGCTGAATCCTTTGAGCCTCAAACATTTGAAGGGCAACAGCAAGTTCAACCCGTAGTTATATCAGATGCTCAACGTAAAGCAACTGATTGGGCAGGAGCAAACGAATGGTTTAATGCTGACCGTGTAATGACTGCAGTTGCTCTTGAGATTGATAATGCTGTTCAAGAAGAAGGATTTGACCCAGCTGACGATGATTATTATCAAGAAATTGACCGCCGTATGGCAGAGCAATTTCCTAACAAGTTTGGAAAAGCTACCAAAGAAGTAGCAGCCGAAACCCCCGTAGCGCAGGAAACGTCAACCCCTGCTCAAGTGGTGGCAGGAGCTTCGCACACTCCAGCACCCTCATCAAGTAAGAAGGTAAAACTTTCTCAAGAAGATGTACGCCTTGCAGAAAAATGGGGCATATCACTTGAACAGTATGCAGCCGAAAAGCTAAAAGTCGAAAAGGCAGGCCAAGGCGAGTATACTACCATTAACCGATAGTTGCGAAAGGATATACACTTATGGCACGAAACACCACACGTAGCACCCAGAGTCGTGAACTGGAAACAAGAGAAGTAGAAGAAGACTTTGAATATCGTGAACCGAACCTTCTAGATATTCCTGAATCAGTAACCTCACGGTTTGAAGACCAAGGAATGAAACTTCGTTGGATACGTACAACCCTAAAGGGTGGTGACGATTATACAAATGTTGGCAAACGAATGGCTGAAGGCTGGGAGTTTGTTTCTCTTGAAGAAGTACCTGAACTAGCGCACACATCTGCAATTAAAGATGAAGGTCGATATAAGGGTACTGTATGTCGAGGAGATTTGGCACTTGCTAAATTGCCAATTAAACGTGCAGAAGCTCGACAAAGACACTTTGAAAACGCCTCCGCAGAGATGGTTGATGCTGTTAATGCACAGCTTGAAAACTCATCAGACCGCAGAATGCCGATTCAAAATCAAAGCAAAACCAATGTAACTAAGGGTCGCACCCCTTCTTTTGATTAAAAGGGTGGCGAAGTCTGGTTACACAACTTAGACACTGAAGGAGAAAAATATGTCTACTACTAAAGTCGCTGGACTTCAGCCTTCCCGTGTTCGTGGTGCTGCACCAAATAGTAACGGCCTGAACGAATATCCTATTGCTTCAGGTGCTACAGCAATGTATACAGGTACTCCTGTACGTATTGCTTCTGGTACACTTACACCCTGCGTAACGACAACCGAAGTACCCGTTGGTACTTTCCAAGGTTGCCGCTATGTAGAAGACGGGGAACAAAAATTTAAATCTTACTATTCTGGCGTGTCTGCTTCAGACATCGTTGGCTTGGTAAACGACAATCCTGGTCAAACTTACATCATTTCTTCGAATGCCACAGTTGCTGCTGGTATCGTAGGAAACAACGTAGAAGTTAGCGCAATTGCTGGTGGTTCTACCTTTACTGGTAAATCAACCATTGTTGCCAAAACGACTGCTGGTACTAGCGGTAAAGCCACAAACGGCTTGCTGCGTGTTATCGGTATTGTTGATGAGCCTAGCAATGCTGCTGGGGACGCATTCACGAAAATGGAAGTTGCATTTAACTATGACGCTACCGATTATCAGAATGTTGTAACTTCAGCCGTTGTAACAACAACTAACTAAGGGAGATAAATAATAATGGCTATTAATAGAGCAAGTATTGCAAAAGAACTTCTCCCTGGCCTCAACGCCGTTTTCGGTCTTGAGTATGGAGAAGTTGCTGATGAACATGCACCGTTGTTTGACACTGAAAATTCAGACCGTGCATTCGAAGAAGAAGTTCTCTTCACTGGCTTCGGCACTGCACCTGTAAAAGGTGAAGGCGCTGCTGTATCATATGACGATGCCCAAGAAAGCTACACCTCACGCTATACGCATGAGACGATTGCCCTTGGCTTCGCCGTTACGGAAGAAGCTATGGAGGATAACCTCTATGACACATTCGCTAAACTGCGTGCCAAAGGTTTGGCTCGTGCTATGGCGAACACGAAACAAGTTAAAGCTGCTGATGTTTTCAACAACGGTTTTAACTCTGCCTTTGGTGGTGGTGACGGACAAGCTTTCTTCTCCGCTGCACACCCGACCATTGGCAATGGCAACCAAAGCAATGCCTTGGCTGCTTCTGACCTTTCGGAAGCCGCTTTGGAAACTGCATTGATTGCTGTTTCTAAAACCAAAGATGACCGTGGTATTCTGATTGGCGCACAGGCCGAAAGCCTGCACATCCCGTCAGACCTGGCATTTACTGCTGACCAGATTCTGAACAGCACCTTGTCAACCACGATTGTAAACAATGCTACTAATGTCAACGACATTAACAGCATTCGCAATCAAGGTCTTGTCCCTAACGGCTTCTTCGTGAACCGCCGTTTCACGGACACGAATGGTTACTTCATTAAGACTGATGTGCCGAATGGTGCGAAAATGTTCGTACGTTCGCCGCTTCAGACTAAAATGGAGCCTGACTTTGACACTGGTAACCTGCGCTTTAAGGCTCGTGAGCGTTATGCGTTTGGTTTCAGTGACTGGCGTGGTTTCTACGGAAGCCAAGGTGCTTAATTAAAACACCTATTAACTAACCTTTGAAGGGGGTGGGACTTGTATCTCACCCCCTTTTTTAGTATAATATAGCTATTAACATTTTTATAGGAGCAATCAATGACTAACATTAGAACAGCATTTGTTTCTGGGACTGGTACTTTTGTAGATGCATATTCAAGTGTGACGGTAGCAAATACTCGTGTTCGTGCTATTAACATAGCACCCACCTCTCAAAACGGACGAGGACAGGTTATTATTACAGGAACAACTACAACACCTTTCGGAGAAACTGTAGGCAATAGAATTAAATTGGCAGTAAATGATAGATTATATTTTTCACTTCCAGATAACGGAGTAAGATTCCCTGGAAAGATTATTGTATCTGCCGCCGCAACAATTGCTACAACTATTTATTATGGCTAATTATACTTATCTCGTTACTGACATTATCGAGGCCACTGAAAATGATGGCAGCGAATTTGTTTCGGCTATTCCAAAAATGGTTAACCGTGTAGAAGAACGGCTAACTAAAACATTGGACGATTATGGTTTGGTAACAACTACAACAGTTACGCTATCAGCAGGCAAGAACAGCCTTACACTTCCTTCGGGAACACGATATGTAAAGAATCTTCGCATTGAGAATAGTGGAACTAAAATTAATCTGCTGCAAAGAACAGATGAGTTTATTTATGACTACTGGCCTGTTAGTGCTAGTACAGGAACTCCAAAGTATTATGCTAAGAAAACAAATACAAATGTTATCATTGCTCCTACTGCAAGCATTACTTATAGCGGAGAACTTGTATATGTCGCTAGGCCGACTACACTGACTAGTGTAAATCAAACTAACTATTTTTCTGATTTTTGCTATGATGCTTTATTTTATGGTTGCATGGTAGAGGCAGGAGACTTTATGAAAAACTTTTCAGTAAGTAATTATTATGAACAGCGTTATCAAAATGCAATTGAATCATTAAGAAATCAAGCTAGAAGAACTCGCCGTGATGACATGGAAGCACCTGCTTCTGCTTTTGGCGAAAATACAATTGGAGGAACACAGTAATGACTATAGCTAAACTAATGGCAGGTGTTATGAAAGCTGCAAAAAGTCAAGGAAGGCAGCCTAACTTTGGTGCTATAAAAACAAAGCTAGAAAAAAAGATTCGTGAAGGAACTGCGACAAAAGAAGATAGAGAGTTGCTAAAGAAAATAAGAAAAAACGACATGTCTGCAACAAGGTCTCAAAAAGTTAAACAATCACAATCAAGTCGTAAAACTCCTGTTTCTTTAGCAGGGTCTAAAAAAGTTGGCGGCACTCAAAAAAGTTATGGTGGCGGTATGACTAAAAAGAAAACTGTTAAGCGCCAAGCTGGTGGTCGTATGTCAGGTAAACCTAAAGGTGTAGGTTGTGCTAAAAGTGGTTACGGAAAGGCAATGAATTAATGAAAAAAGTACCAGCAGATAATCCAGGTCTTTCAAAGCTTCCTACTAAGGTTCGCAATCGTATGGGTTATAATCAAGCAGGCGGTCCAATGAAAGAGTCTAGCACTCGTGGCACACCTGCGCAAGCCAAGCGTGCCTATGAATCTGAAAAGGCTCAAATGGAAGACTTCAAAAAACATATGGATTATATTGAGTCTCAACTTTCTGATAATCGTGGCGGTAAAAAAAAAGTAAATAAAAATAAAGGTAGCCGTGTCAATGAGGCAGGCAACTACACAAAGCCTGGTATGCGTAAAAAGATTTTTGAAAGAATCAAAGCGGGTGGAAAGGGTGGTAAGCCTGGTCAGTGGTCGGCAAGAAAAGCACAGATGATGGCCAAAGAATACAAAGCAAAAGGTGGGGGCTACAAATCGTAGTATGTTAAATGGCAAAAGCAAAATCTCAAAAGTCTCTCGACAGTTGGACAAAGCAGAAGTGGAGAACTAAGAGTGGCAAGAAGTCGAGCAAAACTGGCGAAAGGTATTTACCAGAGGCGGCTATTGAGGCACTCTCCCCAGCAGAGTATGCGGCAACATCGAGAGCAAAAAGAAAAGGAAGCAAACAGGGAAAGCAATTCGTTAAGCAGCCTAAAGCTATAGCAAAGAAAACTGCAAAGTTTCGTAAGGCAGCAAAAGGCGGTAAGGTTTCAGGACATAACAGGTTATACTAGGAGAATTAAAATGGCAGAATCTCTTGAAGAATATGGAAAAAGAGTAAGAAAAACCCGTGTTCCTTTTAACGAAGATATAAATAGGGTTAGAAATAAAAATCATAAAAATGATGCTGAAAGAAAAAAGGAATTAATTAGTGTTTATAAAAAATATGGAAGAAAAGTTCCTTTCTTTTTAACAATGAAACGACCTGTAAATAAAAGAAAAGGTGGTAGTATTAAAAAGAAATCACAATCAGGACATAACAGGTTATACTAATGGCACTGACAGACGCAGAAAAAAATAAACTAAAAAAGCTAGGACTATCTGGTTTGAACAAACCCAAGAGAACTCCTAATCATCCAAACAAAAAGGCCGTAGTGGCCGTAAGGGGAGACAATGGAAAAGTTAAAGTCATTCGGTTTGGCGCTCAAGGAATGGGCCACAACTACAGCCCAGAAGCTCGTAAAAACTTTAAGGCAAGGCATGGAAAGAACATTGCTAGAGGCAAGACTTCAGCTGCTTACTGGGCTAACAAAGTCTTTTGGGCAGGTAAGTCAGGCAGTAAAAAGCGTCCTCCTAAAAGTCAAAAGCAGACTTTCGGTCTTGGTAGTAAGAACAGAAAAAAAACTTAAAGACAATGGCAATAAGTAGGGCGGCGGTCAGTCAACAGATTAGCAAACCTGGAAGAAAGGTAGGTGGTCGTAAAAGAAACTCTGCTGGTTCTGTTAGTCCAAGAGGCACGGGCCAGAAAGCTAACCTAAAGACTGGCCGCAACCAATCAGGACATAATAGACTATACTAAAGGAATATTAGATGGCAAAAGGAATGGCACATTATTTTAGAGATGGCTCTAAACATAAAGGAGGCACACATAAAATGTCTGATGGAAAACTGCATAGTGGAGCAAGGCACACTACGTCAAGTAAACCTCTTTATCATTATTCAGAGCTTTCTAAAACTGCACAAGCTAAAGCCAGAAAAAGGAGGCCATAAATGGCAACTTCAGGTACATATAGTTTCTCAATGGATATTGATGAAGTAATCCAAGAAGCAATGGAAATGATTGGTGGCGAACCTACGCTAGGTGAAGAGCCTCGCTCTGCACGCCGCTCTATAAACTTGCTCCTACAAGATTGGCAAAACCGTGGTATTCAGCTTTGGACAATTAATACTACGGCGGTATCCGTGACAACAAGTGTTACAGCCTACAGTCTAGACGCACACAACATTGATGTAGTTGAGGCAGTTGTCAACAGAGACAACACTGACCTACAGCTAGAACGTATTAGCATGGAAGAGTATCTCAAGATTCCACGCAAAGGACAGACAGGGCGGCCAACACAATATGCGGTACGTAGAGAGCGTGACAATCCTGTTGTGTATCTATGGCCTATACCCGAAAACAATACAGACAAGATTAAATTTGAAACTGTAAAATATTTTCAAGATGTTTCACGGTCTTCACAGACCGCTGATATTTCTCGCCGTTTTTATCCTTGCCTTACTGCAGGCACGGCATACTTTATGTCTATGAAACGCCCAGGTGTAGATATGAGCAGAATCCAAATGTTGAAGATGGAGTACGAAGAAAGGCTGGTGCGAGCGCAAGAGGAAGATAAAGAACGTGCAAGCTTATATCTTACGCCCCGCCTGAACTATAAGTAATGGGAGCAACTAAATCATTAGGACTCTGTGACATCTGTGGCTTTCGATATCCCTTACGGGAACTAAAAAAGAATAGTTATGGTATGATGGTTTGCAACATGGACTACGAAGGAAAGTATGACCAACACAATCATCCACAAAACAGAATAGCTAGAGTAACCGACGATGAAAATATTAGGGATGCTAGACCACAAAGACCTTCACTTGTTTCGGCAGTTCCTGTGTCGGCGTGGCTACCAGAGTTATAAATGGCTAGAGGAAAACATGTTAAAGCAGAATGTGATGTATGTGGTTTTTCTTATCCTCGCAGCAGGCTTCGAAAGAACAGCTATAACTTGTGGGTCTGTCCCAATGACTGGGATGGAGCATACAATAGGGTAGACCATCCACAGAATAAAACACCAGATATGAGGGATAGAAGTAACTTCGTAATGAACGCACGACCTGACCCTAACATTGATAGGAACATAAACTGGGAAGATGCCACTGAACGACACACGATTATTTATCAGTGGGAACTATTAGATAAGAATTGGAATACAGTATAGATGGCAGACTTAACAGGTAAAAAAATTGCAAATACCTATAAGGATTTGCTACAGATTAATTCTAGTGCTTCTAATAGTGGTATAGATGAAACACTTCGCCGTGTTCAAGATGGTGCAGGCAATAACTCTCCATTAAAACTTTCACAAACTTCTGCTGCCTTTACAGGCAATGTAAGTATTGCAGGCAGCTTGAAAGTTACAGGAACATTTCAACCAAGCAATCTACAAACTACCAACATTGTAGCTACAAGCATTACAACTGAAGGACTAAATGCTACTAATCTTATATTTCAAAATGTAAGTGTTAGTAGTCTACGAACTGGTGACTTGTTTGCTACGACTGTTAGTGCAGGCACAGTAAGTGCAACCACTGTTGCTGCTACTAATATTACATTAGCAGGTGAGCCAGTTGCTACATCGTCAGGCTTGGCAACAGTTAGCTCAACTATGGCTACTAGTATTGCTAATGTATCGGCAGCATTGGAGACTCGCATTGCAAATGTTAGCTCTACCTTTGCTTCAACCTCTGCGACTTTGGAAAGTCATATTAACACGGTTTCAGCTACCTTGTCAAGTACTAATGCAACTTTGCAAACATCTATTGCAAATGTTTCTAGCACAATGGCAACAAGCATTGCAAATGTATCAGCTACACTTGAGACACGTATAGCAGCAGTATCTAGCACATTTGCTGCAACATCGGCTACACTTGAATCACGTATTGCAGGAGTTTCCAGTACCTTTGCTGCTACATCTGCTGCGCTTGAAACACGTATTGCAGATGTTTCATCTACATTTGCCACCACATCGGCTACACTTGAATCACGTATTGCAGGAGTGTCCAGTACCTTTGCTGCTACATCAGCTACATTAGAGGCACGTATTGCAGGAGTGTCTAGCACCTTTGCTGCTACATCTGCTACATTAGAGACACGGATTGCTACAGTATCTAACACTTTAGCCACAAGTATTGCAAGTGTATCTGCAGCTTTACAAACAAAAATAACAACAAACATTAATGCTATTACATCTATCAACAATGTAGTTAGCGCAATTAATTCTGTTGTTAATGATGTTAATGCTTCTGCTATTGCTGCTAATGCACAAGCAATTGCTTTAGCTAATACATCTATTGCTGCTAATGCTTCTAGTGTTGCAATTAATATGTCAGCCATTACTTCTGTAAATACTATTGCAGTTGCTGCTATGCCTAAAGCAGGGGGAACATTTACAGGTGGTGTAACATTTAATGATACTGTAATTATGGGTGGTTCAGTTATTCAACTTGGCAATCAAGGTTCTGATGGCATTCAGGTAACAGGAAGATTTACTACAGATTTACTTCCAAATTCTAATAACGTACGTGATTTAGGTTCTGATAGTCTTAGATATGCGGATATACATGGAACAACTATATTTCAAGCAGGCGTAACTGTCGCCAATACATCTGTTGTTACTGATTTGTCTGCTACATTAGAAACCAGAATAGCAGGTGTATCATCTACATTTGCTACAACCTCTGCAACTTTGGCTACTTCTATTGCAACCGCAGCCGCTGCTGCCGTGGCTTTTGCCATTGCATTGGGCTAACTTTTAGGGTATAATATTGACATGGCTAACTCTTTTAAATTATCTACCGCATCCTCTGTAGGCACAGCTGAAGTGTCTGTGTATGAATGTCCCGCAGCTACTTCAACTACAATTATTGGATTGACGGTTGCAAACATTATTAACTCACAGATTGCTGTGGATGTTAAAATTAATGATGGTGGAGCATCTAAAATTCATTTAGTAAAGAATGCTCCAGTGCCTGCAGGTGGTTCGTTGGTAGTTGTAGGGGGTGACCAAAAGGTTGTTCTCGAACCTACTGATGTTGTAATTGTTGAATCAGATACTGCTAGTAGTGCTGATGTAACAATAAGCTACCTGGAAATAACTTAATGAGCTATATTGGTAATAAGATAACAGGCTTTCTAGGCTCTGGTGCTTTAACTGTTACAACCTCTACTGTAACAGTTGAGGACGATACTTTATTTAGTGCTGACGGAAATACTATAATTGGTAATGAGTCTAGTGATACGTTAACAATTAAAGCAAATACCGTTGCGCTTCCAAATAATTTAAACTTTGATAGCAATACATTTTTTCTAGATGCTTCAAACAATCGGGTAGGCATCGGCACTTCGTCTCCAGGAACAGCACTTGATGTAACTGGAACAATTACGGCTGATTCAGCAACCGTTGGAAGCACCACATCATCCGCAGCAGTTCACAGTTATACAAAGCTAGAGGTTGAAAGCTCATCTCACACCGCACTACAACTATCTGGCAGCACAGGTGGAGAGCAATGGATTTGGTTTGCTGATGACAGTTCTTCGACACCTGTAGGTGGTATCACCTACTATCACGGCGGCCCGTATATGGCTTTCCGTGCTGAAGGCTCAGAACGCATGCGTATCGACAGTAGCGGGAATGTGCTTATATCAACAACAAGCAATGACCCCAGAAACTTTACTGGCGGTGCTAGTGGTGTGAAACTCGGCAGTGACCAACCTGAATTTGCTGTTGGCACAATGTATATCAATCGTTCTTCTACAAGCGAGGGCGATATTGTTTCTTTCCGCAAAGAAAGCTCAACTGTCGGGACGATTGGTGTTAAGGACACTGACCTTTATATAGGCAAATTTGCAGTTGGCCTTTCCTTTGACTCCACAGGGCCAGACGGTATTCGACCTTTTGATATTAATTCTCAAGCATATAGAGATAATGGTATTGATTTGGGAGGTGAATCTGCCCGCTTCAACGACCTTTACCTCGGCGGCACTGCTTATGTTGGAACAAACGTAGGCATCGGCACGACTTCGCCAGTAAGTCCTTTAGAAATCGCAACAACAAATAAACTTGGCTCAACCTTTACAGGCACGACCAATGGTGAAGGTCTGACAGTTACACAGACCAACTACACGGCTGGTAACTATATCTCCCTTGTTGAAGCTGCATACGATGACAGTAATGATGCAAATCCTAATGTTCGTATTGGTGCTATGTTCGATGGCAGTGGTTCTAACTTAGCATTTGGAACATCTAACAGTTACGGCAGTGGTATTACCAACACTGCAATGTTTATTAACAGCAGCGGGAATGTGCTTATAGGTAAAACTAGCACTGCTTTTGGAACTCAAGGTATTCGTAACATATTCAATGGC